TACTATGATTGCTCCCCCACCACAGCAAATGCCACCGCAGGCGAATATATCTATGATTGATTCCCTCCCCAATATGGTGGATTCGGGTGGCGGTGGCGGTGGTGGTGGCGAGCCAGGTTTAAGTTCGTTCCAAAACCAAGCAATACAGAATTCGTTTTTGGAGTCTATGGAGCCTATGGCTGCTAATGGTGCTTTCGGCGATGGATTTGGTTCCAGTTTCTAAATTAATATTTTTTATAATTATCAAAAATATTAATATGATTAAGTTATTTTTTTATCACTTACTGCTTGCTTTTTTTAAAAAGTCTATAATCCTCGTAAGAAACCTTTTAATTGCCTCCCTCACACCAGCATTTATCTTCATCATCATCGGCATAGGTATTAATTGGACCACAAACAATACTAAAACAATAATACTTAAAACTACAGATAGGGCAATGTTCCCTGCTTTCTTACCATCAACCTTTGTGTAATATTGCATAATTGAATCCGCGTCAGTAGGCATATCGTCAGAGTCAGACCCATTATCGTATTCGTCCATCCAATATACTATATTATCCGTAACCCCCATCTCTATTCCCGTTACAGCTGCGTATATCATCAACGTAGCAAATGATACTGATAAAATTGGAACTGTTAATACTTTCAGTTGATGACGAATATCTGCAGGTATTTGTGAAATTCTTGATAATAGTGTAAAACTTATAGAAAGAACAATAAAATATACGGGATACCAAAAGATACTATTCACAAACGGCCATACTGGTGGGTCAGGGTTTTTCGTGCCTCTTATGTAAAATGCTTTCAATATACCAAGCAAAATAACAATAGCAATTAAATCATATGTGTAAGGTATCATTCTTATAAAATTGAATAACACATGTATTTCAGTTCCCGCCCCATCGGATGCATCTTTATTACCCACTTCATCTTTTATCCCAAAAAACATAACAAAAATAGCGGCAATCATTAATAAAATTACGGCTACGGATTTTAAACCCGAATATAAGTGATATAACGGACCAGCAAGTTTACTTGCGTCTTCAAATATACTCCATAAAACAACCCCTAATATAAACAAAAAGAAGATTAGCCTTACACCATATAATCCTTTTAAAACAATCGGGTATTTTTGATCAATTTTATTAACGATTGGGTAACCACCATTAACCGCGGATTTCACAGCAATTTTAATTCCGTTTGTTAAGAAACCAGTTAGTTTTTCCTTAAGACTACCTGTTCCGCTTGTCAACTCACCCATAGCTGTGCTTTTGGCGTTCGCTTTCATATCACCCGCTGCGTCTCCCGCTGCGTTTTTCGCTGCCTCTCTCGCCATATTTCTTATACTATTAAATGACATAATCTATTATATATACATATTATTATTCTACCATATTTTCATCTAAATCTTTAATATGATTTTTGATATGATTTGTAGTGCATATTTTCTTGATTATTTTTTCATCATTAAATACTCCAGCACAAGTTTTTAAAATACGGGCAAAATAATCTTGTTTGCTTGGGTCTTCCATATAATTTGGATTATTATCTAACCATTGTTTTATTAGTCTAAAATGGCTCTTGTTTAATGTTTTTAATGCGTCTTTTATTTTTGATTTATCAGTATCTTTCTCCCACTTGTCGTCTGCTTTTATATATAGAGTATCTCTTTTAGTATCGGTACAGTGGATAGGTCTCTCGTATAAACTTAATTTTTTCATATTTTCAATAAAAACATTTGTTAATCCTGCTTCCAGTCCTTCCTTTTTGGAGAAGTCTAAATTTTCTAATGTGAGTTGGATTTGGCTGATGAAATCTTTAATATCTATGGCGTCCTTACATTTTTCATTCAAGAAAATATTGATATTGAATTTTTGGTTATTGTTGATAGTGTTATTATTGGTGGTGGTATTATTAATAACCTTTGGTATAATATCAATTAGTTTATTGGTTGTTTCATTTTGAGCGTAAAGCATCTGTTTGATGTCTTTATTTTCCTGTATCAACTTCATAATGGTTTCTTCATTAATAGAACCTATTGCTAATGTTTTCTCTTCATTTTTATTTACTTCATTTTCAATAATCTCACAAGTTTTTTTATGTTTAGATAGACTGGACTTATGTTTATATTTTTTACCACATAAACAATCAAACGATTCGGCATCTGTATCTATTGATGTATTCGGTGTAATTGATGTAATCCCGTTAGTCGTACATAGTCCTTTATGTTTAGCAGTCAATAAATGCCGATTATAATCTCCTGCCTTACCACAATTGAACTTACACGCACCACACGAGAAATTAAATAGTTTTTTTTGATGTAATGATGTAATATTTTTAGCCATCGTTAGTCTATTATTAGTCATATATTAGCCTTATATTAGTATTTTACAAATTATATTTTAATTACAACGCATAACTTACTATTTGAACTTTAATTATATATTTAAGGTTTGTTTTATGGTGTGATGTAAAATTTGATGTAATTGATGTAATTGATGTAAATGATGTAATTTAATTAGCATTTGTTAGTCTAAATATTTTATCGTATATAATAGGTATTATATAATTTATTGTATCCGCTAAAAAGGGTTGTATAATATTATATTGTAAATATGCTTATGGTTTGATGTAATTTGATGTAAAATTAGTTAGTCGTAATTAGCCATAATTAGCCATAATTAGCCTAAAGTTAGTCTCTCTTGTCTAAAAAACAAAAATATTTTATTCTTAAATTTATATATTTTAACGGTTTTTAAAACATTTTATATTTACTTTTCTAACGACTATGGTAAGAAAAGTAAATTATTAAGTTTTTGAGTTTCAAATTCCATAAGGTCTAATCCATTTCTAAAATGGACATTTATTTTATGTCCAATTCAAAAAAAAAATTACTTTATCAAATTCTCAAAATATTTCAACATATAACATAAAATATATAATGAGAGCATAATGCTGTAAAACCGAAAATCACTAATATTTCAGTATTTTTCAATATAAAATGAAGTAATATGTTTGGTGGGATAAATTCTTGTAAAATGATAAGCGGATTTACGGGATAAATCCAGAGCAACCCCTACGGGGTCGCTGCCCGAAGGGGTTGCTTTGTATTTATCCCAGTCTATTAGACCACCATATTATATTACACAAAAAAAAATTGAATACGATACACCATATATGTATTATAAGCACCAATAGAAACTAATAATGCTCTAACAACGTGGGGTTGGCAGCCCCTCAAATATAATATAGAAACCCCCCTCCTAAAGTGATAAAAACGGGAAATATTTTCATACAGGACTGATCATCTCAACTCTCTAGCCCGGAGCAAAGAAAATATTTACAAAGGCATATTGAAAAAATGTATAGCTTTTATCCGTTGAGCTCAACCTTTATCACACACAAACAACCTTCTAACTTAAATCATTCACAGCGTATTATTGCGACGTAATTCTTACGGTCGTTATGGGATTAATCCGGTATTATATTCTAATCATGGGATGGCCTCCTTGGTGAAGCAATATAAAAACCGGTCCTGTAATAACTGTCAAACGGAATTTAGCGAAATACCAAACTCCCCGATTGTGATAATATATCACAATTTTTTTTCTAACTTTAATTGAAGTTAAAAATGATAAACGGATTTATGGGATAAATCCAGAGCAACCCCTACGGGGTCGCTGCCCGAAGTTTATAAGGGTTTTTTAACGATTTATATAGAATTAATTTAGAATTATTTGATGAAGTTGAGAGATTTGAGGTTAGTGAAGTAGATTTATATATATTTTTTAATTAAATAAAAACTGATGAGAAATTTCTTATTTTTATATAATCATAAACGATTGAATGCCGATAGAAAAAGTAGAGATGGGTGATTATTCAAACACAGTTATATATATATTATGTTCTAATGACCCAGAAATTGAAGAAAAATATATAGGTCATTCAAAAGATTTTCATAGACGGAAATTAAGCCATAAGAGCGATTGTAATAATGTAAAGAGGAATGAATATAATACACCAGTATATGTATTTATTAGAGGGAATGGTGGGTTTGATAATTGGGATTTTGAAATATTAGAAAGGGCAAATTTAAAAGATATAGATGAAGCGGAAACTCTGGAGAGATATTGGATTGAAACACTTAAGCCGACGCTAAACAAAAAATTACCAGGACTAAAGCCAGAAGAAAGAAAAGAGTTTAATAGAAAACATAGTCTTATCAGGTATAACAAACTGAAACAAGACCCAGAATTTAGAAAGATAATTTATGAGCGTAATAAAAAACAGAAGGAAGACAATCCTGAAAAAGTGGCGGCAGTAGCGGAGAGTGTTAAAGAAAAAATAACGTGTGTTTGTGGTGCTATTCATAGTAGGAACGGTAAAAGCCAGCATCTTAAAACTGATAAACATAAGGAATTTGTAGAAAATAATCCTCAAGAAGTATAGGCAGATTTTAAAACATTTATATTTCTATTAGTATTCTTAATAATCCCTTATAAAC